TAGGCCAGCTGATTCACGAGGTTAAGCTTGACGCGGACCCTGTCACCATCGACCTCAGTAGATACGGACACGGCGTGGTTCGGTCGCCGGAGCTCCGTGGTGAGCCAACTCACCTTGGTCTTGTAAATCTTGCGAAACCGAGGGTTTTCCCAAGATGCATCTTGATTGATTTGACGAGCAGATTGAACGGCCCAGTTGAGCGTACTGATTTCTGCGTTTCTGGATATAGCCCCAGGTGCTATGAGGTCTGCAAATACCTGGCGCGTGTACTCGCGCAGGGGGTGATTCATCCGGGCCGAGTACGTAGTACTCTTCACTCGCGTGCTGTCCTTAACCTCTTGGAACCCCTAGGGAGGACAGGACACGAATTCTAAGGAGTGGTACACTCCCGCCCTTTCACTCTTTAAAGAGGTCCGTCGTTTTTAAAAACATGTATCCAAAGGTTGCGTGTACAGCGCACCGTCGAGACTTTACCTTTAACACGTGTCAGAGATGTGCAGAGCGTAATTTAATTCGTGAATTGATGCTTGAGGCGGGCCGACAGGGGGTTCACTCCTGGTGTCTGGCCCGGTGGATTCACAGAAAGTATGGAGACCTCATAGTTGTAAGGAGACTTGAGAATGGGGATATGGGCACGTCTCTACCATGTGTCGTGTGTCGTAAAATCCTAGACAGAATGTCCATACAGTGGAGAGCCCATATAGGTCCGAAGTGGGTCAGGAGCACGGACCCCGATGTCCCCACGTCTCGTCCGACCCACAGACAAAGTCAGTTCTGGAAAAATTCTTAGGTATATGTAAATGGAGAATATAGTGAGTATCATCCTTGGTCTCCTTATTGCGTGGGTCATTTTGACTTTTACTTCCAGTAGGCGTTCAAACTATCTTGAACACCTGATACTTCATCCAGCACCCATCGACGGACCTTCCATGGAGAACCCTGCTCTTATAGGCGCTGGTCTTGCGTCTCGAGCACCAGTACCTGTGCGCCCGAGTGTGATGGACGCAACACCTGCATCGAGTGCACAGCCCGTTATGATGGGTGACGTGAACATGGCTCCTATTTCGGTGATGCCTATGCAACAGGCTCCCCCTATGATGCCTACGCCAATGGCTCCCCCTATGATGCCTACACCAATGGCGATGCCTTCACCAATGGCTCCCCCTATGATGCCTTCACCAATGGCGATGCCTATGCAACAGACACCGGCCATGATGCCTACACCGGCGGCTATGATCGTCTAGTGCGCCTCCTTCCGCCTGAGTCCAAGTGCATTTTCAAGCTTGGACGTTGCCCTACTCAGAGGCTTATTTCGTTTTAAACGGAGCGTATCAGTTTCTGTTGTGGAATTCTCAATCGCCATGAGCTTTCCTGAATTTTGAACCTGTTTTGATGAGCTTCCGGTTTTCGTACTTATTGCACCGTCGCCACCTGCCGTCGCAAAGTACAGCTTTTCAAATGGGAAATGAATCCTTGGGGGCTCAACGAGACCTCCGTACCCTCGAAACTCTTCGATGGTCATGGTCCCACCGAAACACTTGAGAGCTTGTCTCTTGGGTGCGGGCCACAAAGACTCATAACGGCCTATCGAGCGTCTCCTCATCATGGCCAAAAAAGACTGAATCTCACCGGACCGGGAAGTCCCCATATCTATGGCGTACGCCTTGGCACACTGCCACGAGCAAAAGTTGCCTATACTCGAGAACCTGTCTAATTTTGAATCATATTTGACTGGTAAGTGGATTGGAGTCACTTCGTGACGACTCGCGGCATTGCCGCTCGCAGGGTCTATAGGAAGAGTGTGAACACACCACCAGCAAACCAGGGAGTCCCGCAGGGACTCTTGCCCCGTACTCATTAAACTTAAAAAACTAAGAATCTTTAATAACAGATGCTTTTGTCAATTGATTGTGGTATCAAGAATCTTGCAATGTGCCTCATTGATCCTTCAACAAAAAAGATTCACCAATGGGACGTATCGGGTGTTCCACCGAAACACGCGGATGGTATCTTTCCGTGTATGGTCAAGCATCTGAATGGCAAACCCTGGGTCCTTGAGGCCAAGACGGTTCTGATCGAGAAACAACCCGATAGGAACCGTGGTATGAAAGGTATCGAGAACCTGTTACACACGTACTTTCTTGTCAAGGAAAAGGACGTGGTGATTTGGGACGCGCGTCACAAGATTCCGGACCACGCGGGTGCGGGAAAAGCCATGTATGCAAAGCGCAAGAAGGCTTCGGTCGAGCGGGCTCGAGCTTTCATAGCAGAGGGCAACAAGGACTGGGTCAAGTTCTTTGATGATCACAAAAAGAAAGATGACCTTGCGGACACTGTGATGCAAGCTCTTAGCTTTATCGATAAGCGACCCTCCGATGACTCCCCCAAGAAAACAAAGAAAGCGGCACCGCGCAAACCCACGGACAATCAGAGTCGGACAAAGTACTCAAAGGCGAATCTTGCGTGGCTGGTCAAGACGGGAGCCAAACAGGATGCGCGGTTCAAAAAGGACCTGGCGCGGTACTACAGTTCAATTGATGAATTAAAATCTGAGTTTAAATTATGAAAGATATACTCATCGTCTTTTTGATGGCGATTGTCGTGTACCTTCTTGTCATGAAGAACGTAAGTTGGGGGTCGGGTCGCGGTGGGACGATATCAGCTGTACCTTCACCATGTACCGTAATTGGTTGGACAGATGGCCCGTGTGTAGCATCAGACCCATGTAGCCAAAATGGGACGAAAATCCAGACGGCGAAATTCTACAACCCGAACGCACAATGTACTACTCAAACACAGACGGCTTCGTGTAATAATGCACCCGGGTGTAAACCTCCCCAGTCGGCATGGGTCTGGGATCCTTCAAGTTGGCAATCTGCAACTACGGTGTGGATGTCCGCGACGCAGTGGACACCGAGTCCGTGGCCCACGTATAACGGCAAGACGCTTGCGCTCAAATCATTCGATGGAACTTGGTGTTTAACATTTTTGACATCAACCAATCAACTTTGCATGTGGAAAAAGAGTGGAACGACGTATACACCTCAATGGTGGACACATCCAGGCTCGACTACGTCTTTACCGTCATTCGGGTCGGACGGCTCCATAAGTTGTTCAGGTCTTCCTTGGAATTGGAAGCCATCGTCCACAAAGAAAGGTCCGTTTACGCTAATGATTGGAGGTGCGGGAAGTATAGATGTGAGAGATTCAGGAAGCACTATCGTGTCAATGACACCCGCTTGGCCCACATCCGGGACTTATTAAATCAACATAAGCTTCTGATGACCCACGCGAATCTTGGTATCCACGTGAATCTGGTGACCAGCGGCTTGGAGGGAACGGCAGAACGCTACGTCCTCGCTATTCATATCCACGAGCGGGCCCGTCGAGGAATCAACTCCGTTGATTCGCTGCAAGTCCGAGTAAAACCACGGGTACTTGATATCCTCGACAACACCTTTACGAATCATCATCCAGCCCATACCCGTGTATGCAACGGGTACGTACTGCGGTGCTCCAACAATGTCTTCAGGACGCATAAACTTGAACGTCCCCGTCTTCAGAAAGAAGTCCTCTTTCCACTCCTTGACGGTCGCAAAGTGCTGGAGATCCTCCATCATGTACATTCCGGCCGTCACGTCGTGGGGGCTCTCCAGAAGGGCGAAAAAGTCCTCGGGCTTGAAAATAACGTCCGAGTCGATCCACATCATCACGTCATAGTCCACGGAACCCTGGAACGGCTTCTGGTCCGAACCCTTGAGCACGTCACCACCGAGACACTTGGCCCGGGCAAAATGAACTACGGACGAGTACTGCTGAGAAATCATAACTTGGTGACCGCGACTCGTGGCTTGCATCAGGAGGTCTGACCAGGCCAGAAGGAACTCGCGCGAATACGTACGACCGGGCATACAGAAGACAACCTTGACCATTTTAGTAATAAAATACTAAAGTTTTTATCTATGTAAGGAGTATAATGTCGGCATCGTTAACAGAAACTGCAGCTGAAGATGCAGCGGCTGCAGCGAGGGCGACTCGTAATGCTGGAGGTCAAACAAGTGGCGTAGTAGATGATATGGTGGCCGCGATTGGTCCGGCTGAGAGACAAGCACTAATCGATACACTTAATGCTCTTGATAGAAACGTTCAAACCTTAACTCGATCTTTGACACTTCTCACCGAAAACATGGATTCAGCTGCTCGAGCAGCGGCAAATTCAGAGGCGGGTGGAATCGTGGCGGCTGCCAATAGGACTTTAAATTCAGGTAAAGCCGCTAGTTCCATCCAAGCCCCAAAAAATCCAGTAACAGAAACTGCCGCAGATGATGCCGACGCGGCGGCTCAGGCTGCTGCAGGCACGGATAGAGTCACCGTTCGAGTAAATCAAGCAAACTCGAAATTTGGGTGGGCAAAGGCGGCGTTTTTCATGGGTATACCACTTGCCGGATATTGTATTTATTCCCTTATACTATTTGAAACTACAGATGGTGCAGTAATTAACATTACAAACATAAAGAGAATAAACAGTACTCAAATTCAGGTCTCTTATACACTTGCTTCGTACGGTCCACGAGCACCTCAACCTCCATTATCAACATCGTTTAGTTTGTCTGCAAACGATACCTTGGACTTTTCGGGGTGTCAGGGGGCTGAGTGTATAGGTCTTGGAAACGGAGAAAAGATAGTAGCCGTTATAGATGATTCGAATGTTATAGTACAAGCAAATGAGAACTTGTCACTAGCTTCTTATTCACCGTCTTCTCCGACGACATCGGGTCTCGGTGCACCTGTATCCAGCCCCGGTGGGTCGGGATCTTGGGGAACAGCTACTGTACACACGTCTTTTGGAAACCAGCTAGCGTCGTCAGTTCAAGGTACAGCGACGCTTATTATCGGAGCGACCGCGGGTGTCTTGATCGCAACGCTCAACAATCTGACCCCCGTGTTGAATACTGCTGGCCATGTTGCCGGTACGGCTTTTTGTGATATAGTTCCGTTTTTGTGCGATTCAACAGTATTGTGGGCTATTGGGGGCATATGTTTGTGTATAATAGTACTCGTGGTAGTGTCCTTTGTTTTGAAGAAAAAATAAAATACTCGCACAAATCAGAGAATGGACAACAACCTGAACAATAACAGCGACGATGGAGGTGAACTTATAATCATTGTTGTGTTCTTCTTCATATTCGTAGTATGTTTAATGCTCCTCTTCTTCTTGAGGAAAAAGGAAGGAACCCCCGTACCGAACCCAAGTACCGCTCCAGGATTAGCGCGGGCTCCAGGGGGGAGTCCGGGGCCGGCTACAGGGTCACTGTGCACTGTTACGGTGGGTGGGTACACATATAACTCGACAAATTGTCCGGGCCCCTCTTCTCCACTATCAAACTCTCCTCAAAGTTTCTCTCCGCAAACGCACCTCGCACCATCACCAAACAACTCGGCGTTTGATCCTACGCTTATGAACATTTTGAAAAAAATCGAAGGAATTATAGTGAGTGATCAATTCCTTGCCAGTATTATCGCAGACATTATATTAAATCCACACGGTGGCATACTTCAGCTAATAGGAGCTTTAGCCAAAAAAATAGTCGAAGCAGGTGAAGTTATGGCGAAAACAGCAAAGAGTGTTTTCACAGTCCTGTCAAATACGACACGGGGAAAGTTTCTTGCTAAATTTTCATCTCTAACGGAACTTGAACGTGCAAAGCTTGGGTTGCGATTTGGAGAAGAAAGTGCGCGTCTCGGAGAATCAGCCGATCTTAAAGCCATTTCAGAAGGTCTCCCTGGAGCCGAAGGCATGGCCAAGGCTTTGGCGGCCATTGGTAGAGGTGTTGGTAGTGCAGGCTTGAGTGCTGGAAAGTTGGCCGGGGGACTTGCCGCAGGTTTACTAGAGGATCCATTAACGTATATAACAGCAATAGGAATTGCCATGGATCAGACTGATTTCGGACACTTTGATGATCTCCGACAAACTTCCGATTGGCTGGATGTACGTAAATCCTCGGGAAACGACTGGTATAATAACGTTATCGATTGTACGAGTACCCCCTTAGGACCATCGTGTCCGCCCTCCCCTGCAGCGAGTCCTGCACCCGCGCCCGCCCCAAGCCCGGGACCCGCACCTCCACCAGTTTCAGGCACTTTTCCAAATTTCTTAGGTCCAATCGATTATGTAGACCCCCTTGTTATTATGGCAGACGCACAGACAGAAATTTATAGTATGTTCACGGATCCAGGGGACCCGAACGGTGGATTTGCTAAAACCATTAATTTATTACCGATAAGTAGTCCTGTGAAAACAGCTTTGAGCCAACTGTACCAAAGTGTAAGGACATCGGACAATGGCGGAACAGCAAACTATTTATACGCGCCTTTTATTTGGGCAGACACCGATTCTCAGGCAATTATTCAGAATGCCATCACCACTTTACAGTCATCGTCAGATGCAAACTCTGTTTTTATAGCGTGTCGACTAAAAATTCATCTAGCTTTTCAGCAAATTACAGCAGATTACATTGTATGGCTTGTGAATAATAACGCCATCGCACAGGGGACTGATATTACAGGACACGATTTTAACGCTTTGATTCTTCACAGACTTCCCGACTCAATATGGGACGATTTCAGTGTCGCTTATGCCGATATTCAATGTACAAATTATGGAGGCGTTGTGTTCAACCCTGGACCGGGGTATAATCCGCATACATGTACGTGGGCTAATAAAGAAGATTGTCACGGGCAGTTCCCTTGGATGACTCAATCAGGTGTTTTGGTTGATGATGCGACGCAGAATGACATAAACGTTTTGTGCATGTCCACATGTCCCGTGCCGTGTCCGGCCGGCACTCCCTCGCCAGCATGTCCACCACCAATTCCCTGTCCGGCTCCTTCACCCTGTGCAGCAACACAAGATCCTACAAAGTCGAACGCAGTTTATAGTGAATGGAGAGATAGTTCATGGTTTGCAACACAGGGTTATTTTAATAACCAAGCAAACGGTAGAAGCTGGAACGCAAACATAGATCAAAACGCTATAAACCAAATTCAGGGGGCTTGTATTCAGGGAGATTACAAACTTCACTTTTTGTGCGACCAGACTCTCACAACTCTTGCTGGTTCAGCGAACAATGTTTATATACGTGATCAAGGAACGTGTGTAAACTCTCAGGATGTGTGTAATAAGTTTGGAGTAAGTTACAATCCTTCTATGGGGGCGTATCAGCTTGGAGGAAACGACCCGGAAGGTAGAAACTATCCATCATGTTACACAAATTCAACTGATACATGGGCTTCTTATATATTAGGAACAGACTGGGTAAGGTTTTACAATTCTGGTGCAAGTACAAATTTCAACCCTTCAGGATGGTTAAATACGGGAAGTCAGGTTGGAAACGCAGTTATAAATCCTTTGTCTACTCTTCCAGGTTTCAATGGATATCCTAACTTTGAAAATGCAATGGTAAACACTATATGTACAGGTGCTCTTGACGGGATCGCAGCAGCCACAATAGAGAGCATAGGTTTGGCGCAGACTGAGACTGCGGCTGCGGTTACAGCTGGAAACTTTGCTTTATATGATATAGTAGGACCTGTTCTCGCGTGGCTCGTAAGTCCTGGAAACTCCCAAAAATACCAACCAAACGCGCAAGGTCTTTTGAATGCATTTGGGGTGGGTATTTAAGCAGAAACTCCATCGAGTTCGGTGAAACCTGGCCACCACGCGCTCTGCTGACCAACCTGGCCTCCACACCAGAAAGTACCACAAAACGATGCACCCCCAGAGCATTTCATACCAGTGCCGCACGCTGCACGACCGGCACATGCATACGTCGTCCCATTACTTCCTTGACCACACGATCCGTCACTCGATATAGGGTAGCCTTTGTAATTTGTAACAACAAAGAACCCGTAAATAACACACCATTGTGTGAAGTTCAAACTCAGTGAATTTGCAACGTCAATCCAGTAATTGGCTATTGAAACAATTTCATCTGGTGTTTTGTTAGAATCTGACAAAGCGGTTACCATTTTATTTTGAATATCAGTTGCGGCGTTCTGATATTGTGTCTGGACCGTCTGGATGGATGCTGGATTTGTTATATTGGACCAGTCGGGTAACGTGTATCCATTTGCTTGCCTCCATATGGCGACCATAACGGCTGTATAATCTGATCTATTGAGTTTTGTAACCAAAAAGAACACTACAAAACTCAAAAGAATTCCTAGAAGGAAACCTTTGTCCATTACTATAGTTTACATTTTATTGTTGAAACTCAGGGAATTACCGTGTAATTCGCCGCCACAAGTGTGGGATTTCTTATTTTCCATTCGGTGAACTGTTTAAGAAGATCTGATTTAACACTGAGCCAGTAACTTACTATATCAAAAATAGTTGTAGATAAAAGGTTCGGATTGGCAGCAATTGCGTATTGTACTGCATCTGCAGATTTGACTTTTATATCTGAAAGTGCGTTGTTATAAGCGTTCAGAGCATCTGTATACGTAGTTACTTGAGAAAAATCAGGACCTGTATAAGTTCCTGTATATTCTACATTATTTGGTACTCCTAAACCTGTAGTGTAACTTGAAGTTACTTTTGAAATAACTAATAGAAAGGCTATACCCACTAAAAACCCCAACATAAAGTTCTTGAAGTTCATATTACTGTATAGCAAGATTTCATTTCACATCAACAGGAGAAGCATCATAAGACAGCACGAGCACAAACAGCAAAAAATAAGACCCCACTGCTCCCACGGACAGCTGAGGAACTTTGGAACTGAAGTGTACTTCACTGGGTCGAAGATGATGGGAAAGGGGTCTTTGGCCCAACACGTCGATCCTGGACTAGGTGTAGGAGTTGGGACTGGAGCCGGAGCCGGAGAACTCATATAAAGTATTTCAACATTTAAATTAGAAATGAAAGCGACGGTCCACACACCATACTATGACTGGGACGGGCGGAAGTACCTGGAACTGAACCTGGAAGGTTCAGGGGTCCTCAGGGTCAAAGTCCCCTTTCGGTACAGTCGGGTCATGTGTAGCATCGAGGGTCTCAGGACCATCCAGGAACTTCAAAAGGGTGACGAGGTCGAAGTCACTTTGGAAAGAAAGACATGGGACGGCTTAGAACATTGGGTCTTAAGTAGTATCAAGACGGATGCTGTGTAGGAACGGCTATCAAATTTTACTTGAAAATTCGACCGAGATAAAACGTGAGCTCACTGTTAGACCATTAACGAATGAGTCTGTGGGGATTCCCACCCCTTCCTTCAAAGTCTTTCGGACGGTCAAGCAAGACGGGGGGATCCAATCTGCTGCGCAGATTGTCTTGGTCCCCCGCTACTACGGCCTCACCAAGTTCGGGCCGCCCACAAGGGACGTACGCGCTGATTACGCTCGGGCTCCTCACCTTACTTTCATGGGATGCCTTCGAGACGCGACGCGACAGCCAGAAGCTTTTGCGGCTGGGATCAAAGCCTTCGAAGAGTGTGGTGGAGGTGTCCTCTCGCTCGACGCTGGGTTCGGGAAAACGACCGTCTCCTTGGCTCTGGCGGCACACCTGAAAGTCAGAACGCTCATCGTGGTTCACAAGGAGTTCCTGGCGAACCAGTGGCGTGACCGTATCAACGAGTTTTGTCCGGGTGCAACCATCGGCCGTATCCAACAAGGGACGCTCGATACGGACAAGGACTTTGTCATTGCTATGATTCAGACCTTGTGTAGTCGCGGGGAGGATATGATCCCTCCCAAAACCTTCGATCAATTTGGACTCTTAATTGTGGATGAGGCGCACCACATAGGTGCTGCTGCCTTTTCACAAGCCATGTTCCGGTTCTGTCCCAAGTACACACTGGGACTCACTGCGACTCCAGACAGGAAGGATGGTCTGACCCGTATCTTATATTGGTTTCTGGGTCCTGAGTTTTTCAGGGTCCAAAGGACGGGTCAAAAGACCACCAGGGTTGAGTGTGTTCAATTTAAAAGTGAAATATACAAGGAGTCTCCACCCGTGACTCGGTTCGGGAAGATCAATATGGCCGAGATGATCAATATTGTAACTGAAATACCTGAGAGAAATACCCTCATATGTGGGCTGGTTCGAGAGGCGCTCAAGGGGACTCGAAGAGTCTTGATTTTGACTGACCGTCGGGCCCATTGTCACTATTTTCATGAAGAATTCGGTCCTGAAGTATCCGGTCTGTATTACGGCGGGCTGAACGAAACCGAACTGTCCGAGTCTTCCAAAAAGAGGGTCGTCATAGGAACTTTCTCCATGGCACAGGAAGGCCTGGATATACCCGTACTAGACACGGTCATACTCGCGAGCCCAAAATCTGATATCGTACAGGCTATAGGTCGAATCATGCGTGAGACTCCGGGCAAACAGAACGACCCTTTGATTTATGACATAGTCGACCAGTGGTCCGTGTTTCACGCCATGGCCCGTAAACGAGCGAACGTGTATCGAGCGGCTGGGTTCGAGTCAAAGTCCGAAGGACTTGTCCCACCCGAGCCTCCCCGCGCCGAAGTCTTTGGAAAGGGTCAGTGTTTACTGTAAAAGTACGCACCACCGCCTAGAATCAAAAGTACTAAAATGGCAATAACAAGCCACCAGTACCACGCAAGACCCCAAAAATCCGATGAAGAAGATGGCGCTGGTGCCGGCGATGGAGCGGGGGCGTTTCCTGAAGGCGAGAAATTCCAGGGCACGTTCCATCCAGACGGGGCGGGGGTCTGGACTTGAGGACTAGGAGTTGGTGCTGGCGCTGGGGTGAAGAACTGGCCCTGTGAGTCACACCCAGAAACAAAAGCGCAAGTGAACATCGACGTGGGGCACCCAGGATCCACCTGTGCTGGAACTGTGACCCCGTTCACGCAAGTGGGGCAATAACGACACGTGAGACCTGGAGCAACAGGTGCACCACTCATTAATTTCTTGCAATAAATTAAATGATCCTTGCCCCAGGAGCCATCACCCACCAAGCGCTTGATAAACAGATCAAAATCAATAGTGCCATTGAAAAGGACATTATTGATGTTGCGACTGTGAAGCCGTGCTCTTGTGCTGGTACACAGGCGTATGCGTCCGTGTACAAGTCGAGTGTGAATAAGTAAAGAGACCGAGTGCGCAGCACTCGTGATCCCGAAGGGCCCCTAGAGTCCTCTTCAGGGACCGGGTCGCTATCGCGACCCTCCGCCTCTCAAAGAGTCCATAATCCCCATCAAAATTACACCCCCGATAAAAGCCATAACTATATAATTACACTCTGTGTTATCCGAAGAAGCAGGCAAGCCCTTTGGAAGCTGAAGCGGTACATACGCTTTTGGCTTGGGTGACCATGTATCTTCGAATGGCGCATATGATAATGCCATTTACCTATTTTAGTTTGAGAAAAAAAGCAAGTCAGCGAAGGTGAGCTTTTACAAGCTCACCTCTTTTTTCCCCTTGCCCTTGGGTCCACGTTTCTTGGAGCCACCCACCTGAACCTCACGGGTATCTGGGTCACCTTCATCGATGCTCACGATATCAGACACTGAGTCCGTCTCCTGAGCTCGTGGTGGACGCGTCATCATTGCTGGAGGAGGGCCCATCATATTCATAAGGGACCCAAAGTCCATACCGGGTCCACGCATCTCACGGGGCCCAGACGGAGGGCTGGGGAACGAAGATGCTTGCATCTGAGGTCCGTTCGCGCCCTGCTGAGTCCTCTGAACAGCATCCATCATGTTCTGCATGAGTCCAGGGTTCTGCTGCATCACCTGAGTGACGTTGGGCACAGCCGCCTTGAACATACTGTTGGTCAAGTGGAACATCATCGCGGACCCACCAACCATCATAATCAGCTTCACCTCGGGAGCCACGCTCACCTTGGTCTTGTACTTGTTATACAATTCCTCAAAGACACCGTCATAGTCCTCGACATTCTCCATCATGTTCTGGGACCATCCGTTCAGCTCCAGGTCAAAGGGGTCAAACTTGTCGTTCAGGAACTCCAGACCCGTCACACAGGCTATGAGCATACGACGCTGGAACTTGATAGACCGGTCCACCTCGATGCCGTACATCATACGCTTGTACTCCGTGCGAATCTCCTCTACGTCACTGTAAATCGTCAGCCGGGCACTGGTCGCAATACCCTTCTTCATCAAGCGGCTAATCTTGTTCAGAAGGTCCGCCTTCTCATCCTCGATCGTCTTGTACCCCTCAGAAGGGACCTGAGCACCACCTCCAGACTGGAACTCGCCACCCTCCTGTCCGAAGCCTTCGGCTTCGTCCCCCTCCTCACCTCCATCAAACTCCTCTGGAGGAGGCGGGGGTGGTGCCGTACGCTTCCCAGGATTCATAAACATATCCAGACCATCATCGACCTGTGGAGACGGGGCTGAAGGTCCTGGAGTGCGCTTTGCAAATGGACTCGGTCGCGCCGGCTTGGGCTTTATGGCAACCTTCTTCTCAGGAGGAACGATCGAAATCTCGTCCAACATCCTCACCTCGTCATCATCCATTTTCATCTCCCTACTTCCGGTATCAAAAGTAAACTCCATCGTCTAAGACTTTTGAAGAAAAGTGATTGTTCCCTTTAACGCGGATCGGACCCCGGCCACAGGCCAACTTGGACTCGAGACCCGAAAAAAATATAGACTATTCGTAAATGGAGTTGAAGTTTGGAAAGATGTTTGTTCATGCAGTGATCATCGGTCTGCTTCTGGCGATCCTCGTCATCCTCGTCAGGGAGCGGGGTGCTGCTTACAGCTCAGCCTACGAGCCGTACCCTCTTATGACGACGACCGGCCCGAACGCCAAGGCCGACCCCAAGAGCATCTTTGATCTGAAGGTTGGACTGGACTGTGTGGCTGGCCCATCCGAGAATGCCGCCTACTACTCTCAGGGCCTGACCCCAGGTGGTCTGTGCGACTCTGGTCAGTACGTGCGTGACCAGCAGCGCGACTACGCCATCGCGAGCGGCATCGGCGGGTCCTTGCTGGAGGACAAGTCCGGAGCCTATATGGGCTAGAGGCTTCGCCTCGGGTGGGACACCGTCCCACCAAAAAACTCTAAGCAATAATTAGAATGAATACGTACCAGCTCCACGTTGATACGGGTTCCTCATCAAATGTCGAGACCTATTCGGGTCAAATTGGACAGGCTTCGGTTTATAAGCAAAACGGGAATCCTTTCCAGTGTACAATTATTCTTGGAAATCGTCAC